GACGTAAAACTTTTTCACGCCATGCCTTGTGCCGTTTCTGATGGTAGAATTCCTCCAGATCCATCCCTCCCGGTATTCTCCGAACGATTGCAGCCATCCCACCACTCTATGCGAATGTTTGTGCATTAGCATTAGCTGCTCCCGCTGTCAGCTGGAGAAACACTCACAGCGCTCTACAGGAAACCATGAATAATGGGATGCCGTTCTGGACCAGCATCCCACGATAGCATAATATCACACAATGAGTGCCCCCGGAGTATTAAAGCCAGGAATCGCGAATGATCTGCTTCAGCTCTTCCTCGTCGGTGCAATTCAGTTTGATCGGCTCGTTCCTCAACGGCTCCCGGTCCGCAAACCGATACACCTCAATCAGATCTTCCTCCGAATACGAATCCTGCTCGTGATCCTTCAGCCAGATCTGAACAATATGCCGATCTGCATAACCGCGCTTCACGGCTGTTTTGATGAATTGGTTTTTTGTGTACATCTCTTGACGATCTCCTTTCCCTTGTAGAGCTGCGCCAGATGCAGCGGAATCTTAATACGATCATTCGGTTCCAGCGTAGGATATAACGCTCGCCTGATATCAGAGATCACACCATCCGGATCAAGCTCAAACATGAACACGGAAGTCCGAAAGAAGTCCTCCAGCTCCGTCAGCGCTTTTCCATAGCTCGTCCAGATCTCGCTGCCCTCCTGCACGTCCTGCCGCTGGAACGCATAAAACAGAGCGCTTTCGATAGCTGAATCGACAACCTCATTGCACAGAAGTCTGCAGCCATAGGTGTCTAACGTTTCCGCTCTCGGTCGATGGCAAACGAGGAACGAGTCATGTGAAAACCTCCGCTCCTGCCATTGCATGACTGCTTCCTTCAGCGTTCCTGGCTTCTTTGTCCGAAGCTCGCATGTCGGACAGAATCCGATAAAAACCCTCACCGGGATATCTCTGGGACCGGAATCATAAGCGGCCTCCTGAAAAACCGGATATCGTCCGCAGGCCGGACACGGCTTCAGCTTTTCCGAATAATAGCCACCATGGTTATAATCAAAATCTGTGCTGTGGCCGCAACGGTGAACCTCCCATGCGCCTCTCGGTGGATACTTATCGTCGAACATCGTCGTCAGATTAAACGGCTTTCGTTTCGTCATGCTCAGTACGCTCCTCCTTTCGCTGCGTTCAGGCGAATGAAGAATTCCTTCCTGGCCTTAAAGTAGGCTGTCCGGTCTGATGACGGCAGGAAACTGGAATCCAGCAGCGAGTACGGTCGAGCCATGCATACGTTCTGGATCAGCGAAGTGTACCACCGCCCTCCATCGACAGCCGCAGCACAATCGTCTACCATCTGGATCTTTGCCAGAAGTCCGGCCCTCCGTTCCGCTGCAGCTGCGACAGGATCTCCAACGGAGGATCCATGCGGCATCCCGTCCAGCTTGACTCCAGATGGGCCGACAAGACTCGACAGCTCCGTCTTCCATTCAGGATACTGGCGGCAGAAGTGAAGCAGCTCCAGATAGCGCTCCTTCTTTATTCCAACAGAATCCCATCGCGGGATATAATGTCTCATCGATCTCACCACCCGCCCTGAAATTCTGGTTTATTTTTTGGTACCTGGAACTCCGCTCCGTCCTTCAGCTCTTCAGATCCGAACATGCTCGCTGCCATTGCCATCGACCATGAGTCCGACTGATACACAAGGCTGATGTTCACACACTTCGTGCTGTCCGGTACTTCAATCGTGATCTTCATCGAACCACCTCATCCTTTGCCAGCGACGTAGTCGTTCATGATTTCCATTCCTGCCTCTGCTGCCGCCATGGCCTGCTCGACCTCCGCCACGGAATGCACGACTTCTGCATATCCTCCGGCAGCGTTTATCTTGTTCAGAATCCGCGCCTGGATCGCCGTCAGCCGTCCAATCACTGGCCGCTTCACTTCCAAACCGACGAACCGTCCATACCTGTCGATCACGACGATGTCCGGCAAGCCCGTCCGAGCGTATGCGGACCCATGGGATTTATGCACAAATGCGTACCGCTGTTTTTTCAGCCATGCCATGATCTCCTTCACGATCACGCTCTCCAGCGGAATCTTCTCATTCATCCGGATTCTCCTTTCTTTACCCACCGCAGCAGATATCTTCTATAGTCCGTTCCAACGATTTGATTTTTGCGTCCAGTTCGTTTATCAGCTCAATCGCTTCCTTGTTCAGCATGCAGCTTCCGTCAGAGCATCCATCGCAATACGGACAGCCAATGCACCCTGCGCTGTCGCAATGCTGAAGACCTGCGATAATTCTCTCCATATCAGGCATCCAGCCTCACCCTTTCCAGCTCCATATGCGTCAGCCCGGTCGACTTCTCATAGGTGACACGTGTTCCCGGAACCAGCCGATACTCTCCGGCTTTCACCTTGTCGAGCCATGGCGCTGCGGCTTCCTTCGTCACGCCGTCCAATTTCACACGGTCGCGATTCCGAAGGATCTCCGCCACGGCATCGTTCTGCATGCGGAGCTGATCCAGCAAAGGCCGCATCTCAATCGGAACTTTCACTCCCGGCTTCCTGGGCTTCCCATGGACCACGCCGTCATCTCCGACGAACATCTCGAACCCAAAGCCATCGATCCGCTGGATCAGCTCGTCCGGTGGGAACAGATAACCAATACCTTCATCCATCGTCATCCTCCATACGCGTTCAGCGGCTTTTGCGCTCCGACGTTCGCTTTATCCCAGGCATCAAGTGCGCCCTCCCATGTCCCGCTGAGAGGACCGACGTTCACACAATGAAAACAGGTAACCTGATACACAACCGAATATGTGCGCCGCTTCTCGTCGAACCTCTGACCGTCCGCGACCTTCAGCTTGTGTCCGTACTTAGGACAGACCATCTTTGACATGCTCATCCACCTTTCTATTCACGATCACCCGGTCGATAAAAGACTGAACCATGGCCAGCGCATCCGCGTAGCCCTTCCGATATGGATCCAGATCCCGAACAGCCCGATCCTGTCTCCGGACCTTGAGCAGCTTCCTGATCACAAAAGACCGAATTTCTTTCACATTGGAATCCATCCAAAACTCCCCCTTATATAAAAACTCACTTCTTTGTTTTTTTATTTTTTGGATGGTGGCAAGGTTTTATTTTTTATGCTTGCCACCTTGCCACCTTGCCACCTTGGGTGGCAAGGCATTTTTATATATGGTAGTAAACCGGTGACCATGCCACCCATGAAACCCTTTGATTTCTAAGGCTTACAGGTCAATGGGTGGCAAGGGTGGCAAGGTGGCAAGGTATGTTTATAAAAGATCGTTTTTTCACCCCGAAGGTGGCAAGCCCCTGGGTGGCAAGCTCTCCAAAAAGCATGCCACCTGAAGTGTCACCTTGCCACCCGATCAGCTGTCAGAACCCGTCAGTCTGCACCTCCTTAATCTCCATCTGGCGCTTGCCATGCGTTCCTTTTTTGCCCTTTTCGACAACCACGCTCTCGCGCTCGTACAGTTTCTCTCTGAATCTGGATATCTTGCTCCAGATGTTTCTCGGATCCATTTCTGCGGCATCCACCGCTCCGAAACGCTGCAGCTCCTCAAGCAGATCGCTGCTGGTTCCGCGCCATTCATGGAACGTATGAGCGATTTTCACGACAGCCCTGCAGATGTCGGATTTCAGGTATTCCTGCTCTTCCATGTATTCCTCGCTGTTCGTCGACTTCAGGAACCAGCGCCCGTTAGTCATGGAAACTACAAGTTTCTGCGCTTCAAAATCCCGGCTGGTGATACTGAGCGTCGCGTCTTCCTCTCCGCGTTTCGAGTCAAGCAGCAGAACAGCGTCGGCTGCGCCGGTCAGGCCCATGGAGCCGGAAACCCGTTCCAGAGGATCGTCCATGATGCCGCCCGACACTTTCCGCAGATGATGCACTACCAGAATCGCGATTTTCCTCTGGATCGCGAACCGCTGCACTTCCCCCAGGACTCGAGTATCGCCCTGGTAGGCATTCTCGCCCTTGCGCTTCCCGGCATCCACACGCCCGAAAGTGTCGATGATGATCAGGGATGGAGATTCCACTGTTTCGATCCATTTCTGGATCTGCTCCAGAAGCCCCTCATCAAGCCGCTCGCTTTTATGCGCGATCCATAGCCGGTCAGGCCCCGGACCGACAAGCAGCTTCTCCAGCCGTTTTTGCACACGGAACTGCGCTGATTCCAAGTCGAGATAAAGAACGTCGCCCTGCTGCGTTTCCATTCCGAGAAACTGCTGCCCGGTAGCCACTGCGATCGCCATGGCCAGACTCATCCAGCTCTTACCCTTCTTAGGCGCTCCGGCAAGGATCGTCAGTCCGGCAGGGACCATCCCTCTGATGATTGTGGGCGGTGCTTCGATCTTTTTCCCGTAAAGCTCGCTCGCCTGGTACACTTCCAGCGGTGGGACTTCCTTCTTCTGCGGTGCGGTTTCCTTCGCTTCATGGACCACGATCAGGTTCTGCAGATCTTCCGGCTTCGCCTTGATGATGGCAGGATCGAACATCTCCCGGAAACGCTCCCCGTACCGGATGAACAGCTCGCTGGGATCTTTGCAGCCTTCCTCGATGTCGTTACATGAGAAGGTAAAAACCTTTCCGGCGAACCCGGCCTCCTTCAGCTTCTCCAGTGTTTTCTGCCGGAATTTCTGACCTCCGCCGTCCGGTTCCACATGGATGTACACAGGCCGGTCTCCGATGAATTCCGTCCATGCGCTCTGGAAATTTGTCGCGCCGGGAACCCCGTAACATGCGACCCCGTTATACCAGCAGCTCTGCGCGTCGCTTTCGCCCTCGACAAGGATCACCGCTCTGGCGTTTTTGTTAGCATCGCGCCATAAGCCGTACAGGGTAGGAGTCCCGCCCTTATCCCAACCGAATCTCTGCCTGTTGTTTTTGTTGAACCTCTGCTTTATTGCTACACACTTTCCGTCGATACCAAAGTAGGGAATAGTGACGTATGCCGGTTTTCCGTTCGCTCCGGGATGGTCTTTCATTCCGAGCTGCTGAAGGTACTCCATCGGAAGATGCTTCGATTCGGAATAGTGCGCCAGCGTTTCCGGCTGATCCGGCTGTCTTGGCTTTTCGTCGGTGTCCACACCGGCGATCCTGCACATCTCCGCCCATGCTTCCTGGTTGCTGATGTTGTCCTGTCTTGCAACGAAGCTCGTAGCATTCCCGGAACCGCAGCCGCTCTCGCATTTCCACATGCCGTTCTGGGTATTGAACCAGAAGCTCGGATTTTTCTCCTGATGGAAAGGGCAGCAGGCGTTATACTTGTGATCCCCTGCAGGCTTCGGTACGGTTGGCAATCGTCCCGAATAAAACTGGACCCAGTTGATCATATTGTCGATGTTAACCATTCCAGTTTTCTCCTTTAACCGGGACAGCGCTCACAACCAGAGCGCCGTCCCGGGATGTATGAGGATCACATGCCGTCAAAAGGAAGCTCCTCGTCAGGCATCTCCACCGCAGTGAATGACGGCTCCGCTGATCCGGCAGGCTCGGCATTTAGATCGTCCGCCTGAATTCCGCTGCGCTGTGCAGCTGCAGCGAATTCCTGAGCATACAAGCTCAGACGGTGCGCTTCTTCTTTCGGCAGCTTCCCGACAGGCGTGAACACCGGGACACTGTACTCATTGCCGCCGTTGTTCTCATTGCGGAGCGTGATCCGCGTCACCACGGAGAACAGAGGAACCCTCATGGTCAACCGGCAGCGGACCAGATACTTGTCAAAGAATTTCAGCGCGGTGGGCGGCAGGCTGAACAGGATCGGGACCAGGTCTCCCTCGCGCATGATGTAAAGCTGCTTCTTGTTTGAGCATTCCTTGTGGCCATTAACGAACTGATTGTGCGGACACTCCGCGCACATGCGGACCTCGCCGGTTTCCAAGATGGTGCCGGTCACGCCGTCCATGCTCCGGCAGACAGGCAGCTCACCCTGCTCCCGGTGGCTGAAGTCATGCCCCCAAAGGACGTTAGTCGGATGGCTGCAGAGGATCACACCCTCGATCGCCTGGACTCCCGGAGTGACATCGTCTGCCCCCGGCTCCTTCACTTTGAAGCAGCAGGCTCCGCCGTTCGCAATCTGGATGGTTCCGAGCATGGACCGCGTCAGAACGCCCTTCAGCTCGGTCATGATTTCGGAAAGCTCCTCCGCCTGCGGCAGATAAAGCTCCGGCTGCTTGATTACTGCGAGTTCATTCTTCTCAATTGCCATTGTTAGATATCCTCCTCTTCATTTTCGTTCACAGGCAGATCCTCGTCGTCGATGTTCTCTGCCGGTTCATCTTCATCGTCTGCCATCGCGACCAGCGGTGGTGGATTGGCAGCGATCGCGTCCTCCATCTTGTAAATGCAATTCAGCGTCTGCACCGCCATCTCAGCCACCGCCATAAGCGCATCCAGCAGGCTGGAATATGTCGATTCAGCGCTCTGCGCGAAAACAACATCGCTGCCGTTCAGCGACTTCAGGCAGTCACGCATTCCGGCCTTCACACCATCCATCGCACCGGTCACGTTGACGATGCCCTCCGAGAGTTTCCCGTAGGCTTCATACCGCGTCCGGATTGGCGGCAGCGTATCCTGCTGGCTCCGATCCCGATACTCGCTGTCCACAAAATCCCGGCTGGATATCTTCAGACTGCTGGGTATCATGTCAGAAACGTCAATCTGTTTACTCATCGGTCTCGGCCTCCTTCTTAACAGTCGCGGCTTCCAGAGCAGCACCGGCGAACATCGTCCGCAGGTCATCAAGCTGCTTTTTCACCGCTGCCAGTTCCTTTTTCGTCTCTTCCAGTTTTCGGTCGGATTCATAACGCTTGGAGTTGGCCTCGTTGGTCTTCGCATTCGCGCTGGCCGTCAGAAGCCACCGATACTCCGAAAGCGTGATTGTCACAGTCAGTTCGCCAGACAGCAGGTAGTCAAACTCGCAGATGGACCTGTCGTAGCCTTCCTTCTTTTCGGGGGATTTCTGAAGTTCCGCGCTGACGATTACATTGTTAATCATGGTTTCGTTTTCTCCTTTCTCCATTTCGGACACCATTCTGGGCAGATGCGGATCTCGAGCTTGTTCTTCAGCTCCTTCCTGCACCAGACAGAACTAATGCCATACTGCCAGTCAATCATCCGTCCATGCCTGGAATTGGCAGTACAGACAGCCTCATAACCGCAAACGCCTGAAGCCCTGCGGAACCGGAAGCATTCGCACTGCTTGCAGATCGGTCGCTCGATCATCGCGCCATCACCCGGCTCAGGCTCGGCTTGGTATACCGTTCCATGTGCGCCAGCAGCTCCTCATATTCAGCCGGGAAATCTTCTGCGCTATCAGGATGATTTTTCCGGTATTCTGCGCTTTCGTACTCCATTTCCTTAGTGAGCGTCCGGTCGTCCACCTTCTCCACGACTATGTCCCCTTTCCCAAGTTCTTTTAGCAGCTGGAAAGCAACATCTTGCTCGGCCTTCGGGATTCTGAAGTAATCCTTCTTTTTTACGCTATAATTCCGGCCTGCAAAATTCACCGTCACATGATCCGCACCGGTCTTCTCTTCCATATCCAGAATTGCCATGATCAGCTTTTTTTCAGCGTCGTCTTTCTGAGCCTTGGCTTCCTTTAGCTTTTCTTCCAGCTCGTCGTACACACTCCGAATTGCTTCATATTCAGCTGCGAGATTGTTTACTTGGGTCATTTCCATGGTTCCCTCCATTGTTTAATCTCCTCCTATAATTGATCTCCAGTTATCCACGACCGACTTTGCAAGGTCGCTCTTCGATTTCAGCGCTTTCATGATCTTCATGTCGATGGTTCCCGGAACCAGCAGATGTATGTATGTACACGTCCCGGTCTGGCCAATGCGGTGGATCCGGTCGGCACTCTGCTGGTACTTCGCGAGATTCCAGTTCACTGAGTAGTAGACCACTGTCTGCGCTGCCGTCAGCGTCAGGCCCTCCGCGCAAGCGTCAATCTCTCCGAGAAACACCCGGCATCTGTTGTCGGTTTGGAACCGTTCCACGATGCCGCCCCGGTCGGACGATTTCACGCTGCCGTCGATCCGCACATAGTCGAGCCGTTCCTTTGCGAGCTTTCCCTTCAGCATTCCCTCGATGGCATCCATCTCCGCCAGGAATCGGCTGAAGATAATCAGCTTCTTTCCTTCATCCAGAACCAGACTCTCGACGATGTCCGAAAGCGCGTCGAGCTTTGCCGTGTTCACCTCATGCCGCTGCCCTTCGTCATCCACCAGAAACCCACCGGTCAGCTGCTGCAGCCGGAGCATCCGAACCAGTACATGGTTTGCAGTTATCTCGGATCCTTCCAGCTCTGCGATGCTCTGCTTCTGGATCTGCCGGTACAATGACCGGCTCCGATCGTCCAGCTCCACCGGATACTCCTCGAACGTCTTCTCAGGCAGATCTAAGCATTCTTCTTTTTTAATGCGGAAGCCGCAGCTGTGCGTCTTCCTCGTCAGCTCCTCAATGTTCCGGCTTCCGAGATACTGCCTGCCTTCAAAACCGCCCATGATGGCGTACCGGTTCTGGAAAGCGTGATAGCTCATCGGGAACGTCGCCGGACTGAGGAAATGCCACTGACTCCAGATATCCCTGGTATCCTTCTGGATCGGAGTCCCGGACAGGATCATCCGGTACCTCGCTGTGGCCCCCAACGCCCAGACAGCCTTTGACTGCTTCGCGCTTGGACTCTTGATCCGCTGGCTCTCATCACAGACGACCATGTCGGCAGCGAACTGCTGCAAATAGTCGATCTTGCCATCGGACGATTTCAGCCGCCATGCAGATTCATAGTTGATCACCGCCACCCGTAGCGGCTCCGGCCTGCCGGTCGGCGCCGGACTTGTCAGCCACTTCAGCCGTTGAACCCTGGTATTGTGATCGCCCAGCAGCAGCGCCACTCTGGAAGGGAAGTCTCCAAACTTCTCGAATTCCGCTGGCCACACAGCGCACACGGATGTCGGTGCGATGATCAGCAGCCTACTGATGTAGCCGTCCAGATACATCCTTCCGGCGACAGCCACGGTGGTGATCGTTTTCCCGGTACCCATGTCCATGAGCAGGCAGCAGGCTCCGCTACCGTTCATCATCCCGTCGCCTCCTTCCTCGCCCCGCGCCCGAACAGCGCCAGCGCGATGTTGTAGGCTTTCACCTGATGCTGGTAGAGCGAGTATGGTGCCTTGATCGGGATCGGCTGCAGCGGTTCCACGTTATCGGTCTGCAGCTTCACGTGTTCGATATACCGCTGGATTCTGTATAGCCGGTTTCCGAAATCACTCAGCTCCTTCGCGAACGGAACGCGTAGCAGTTTCAGCTCCGTACAGGTATCCAGCGTCGCTGGCATTTCCCATATGCCGCCCCGGCGCCTGGCTCCAGGAATCCGCGTGAACCCGGCATCGTTTCCGTCTACCCGGATCACCGCGCCGTCCAGATGTGCAATCCCAACAGGCATAGCCACCGCCTCCTCCTTGGCATCATGAACCCGGCTGATCCGAACCGGACCGGATTCCTGGTGGTTCGCGGCTTCGGTTTTTCGGATTCGATGATCATCTCTTTAATCAGGCGATTCTCACGCCAGATCTCTCTCCGGCTTTTCTCAAAACCGTATCTCATCCGGCCTTCACTCCTTCCTTCCTGCACCCGTCCCGGTAGGCTTTCATCTTCCCGGCAAGGATGCTTCCGATGTCGTACAGATCCGGCTTCTGGACCGGCCCCTTCTGCAGATCCGCTCGCTCCACGTAGATCGGAACGGCAGGCAGGAAGTCTCCGGTCTTCGGATCTCGGCAGGCAGTAAAGCCAACCTGAATGAAGTCGCTCACGTTTCAGCCTCCTTCCATTGATAACCAATCACCTCGTTCTGCCAGTCCTTCCGCTGGAAGTTTGGAGCAGGAAGCTCCACCGCCAGCTGATAGATCGCCGTCGTTCCATCCGAAAAGCTGACCCTGAGTCTCTCCGGTATCCGGCTGAAATTCGTCTCGTAATATTTGCCCGGTCGGTCCAGAACAACCGGTCGCTCAACCCGAGTCTGATTCGACCGGAATAAACGATCCAGATTCCGATCGACGCGCCTTGTCCATGGCATTTAAAAATCAGGCCTCCTTTACCTTCCGATATACCTGTTAACGAAATACTGTTGTCCCTTCCCGGTGACTTTGGTTGTCTGAGTGATTCTGGTCGTTCCATTCGGCTGCATAATGCTGCGCTCGATGACTCTGAACAGCCCCATCTCCATAGCTCTCTGGGTGGGAATCGTGCTGTTCTTCATGATGAATCCCTCTGCGCGGAGTTTCTCATAAAGACGATTCTGTCCGATGTCCATGCCGTTCTGCTTTAGCAATTTGGCCAGCTCTCCGACGAGGATGTCTGTGTCGGCCTGAGAGACACAATCTGCAAACAGCACCTTGGGAGCGTCCAGCGCAATCTTTTCCTCCGCCTGTACCCGTTTAGCCCGTTCCTCTTTCAGGGTTTCCAGCGTTTTGATCAGGAAGTCAGGATCATTCAGGATCTTTTCCGCCGTCTCCGCTGTGGCGTACATGCCATGCTTCCGGATGGCCGGGATGACCTCGTGAGTGATCCAGCGCTTGAAGGCTTTCGCCTCGGGCTTCCGGGAACCGAGAACTAGCGAGTACAGACCAGGTTCGTTGACAACGATTGTGTCAGATGTTCTCGCAGTTTCACCCTGCGTTAAACGCAGTGTGATTTTCTCGTCATCATCCAGTCTTCTGGTCGCGGTCGGATCAAGCTCAAGCGCCCTGCATACATCTGCCGCCACAAACCACGGCTCACCGCCCTGGCTAACTGTCCGGATCTGTCCGAACTGCTTGTTGGTAAAAATCTTGATCTCGTTCATGTTAATCTCCCAAAGTTACGTTTTTACGTAACTTTTTAGTCAAAAAAAATGTTACGTGTTTCCTCAGCCGTCAGGTTTAGCGCGGAGATAATGCGTGCAATTTCATCTCTGTTAAATTCGTTTTCACCTTTGAGCTTGCGATCAAACGTAGACCGCACAAATCCGGTATGTTCGCAAAATTCCCCGATAGTCATTTCTGCCTCTGTGATTTTGCCCCTCAAAACGTTTTCTTTCATCTTTTCACCTCCTTCCATGTTTCGCGCTTACGTAACCGACGCGTCAAAGATACCTCACATTTGACTAACTGTCAAGCGTATTTGAAAAATTTTTTTGCATTTTTGCGAAACTCGTGGTAATATTCCATCGAAAGGGGGAGCAGGACAATGACTATCGGAGGACTGGTGAAAGAAGCACGGGTAGCCCATCACATGACGCAGGATGAACTCGCGCAAGCTGTTGGGACAACAAAAGCAACTGTTTCCAGATGGGAAACAGGCGATATCAAGAAGATGAAAGCAAGCCACATGAAGGCCGTTGCCGCCGTTCTCGATATGGATGTAATGATCTTTTTCCGGCACGAGGAAGTTTTGCTTCCAGATGAATATAACATAATCATCGCCTATAGGTTAGCAGATGAAGGGACAAAGGCGGCAATCAGGAAGCTGCTGGATCTGTCAGACAGCCGCTTGGCCTAAGCAAGGAAGAGAAAAAGCTGATCACTGCCTACCGTAAAGCGGATGACAGGGCACGCATGGATGCTCTTCAGACATTAATAAACCATAAAAGAAAGGATGACGAAAAATGAAACGATTCTTAGCTGCCTCCATTCTCGCTCTCATCCTGCCGGCCATGGCCGGAGCAGCCATCCCGGACATCTCGAATCTGTCCCGTGATGAGCTGATCGAACTGGATCAGCAGATTCACCTCCGGCTCTTCGATGAGCAGCTGATCGAAGGTGTCCGCGTACCACAGGGCACATACATTATCGGTGAAGATATTCCAGCCGGGACTTACCGCATCGAGATAACAGACGGAACAGGTTGCTATGACGTTTATGACAATCCGGATGGCAAACTGATCCACAGCGGCATCACTGGCAAATCATACAATGTCACTGAGATTGGAAAGATCACTTTTGATGATGGAAACATCCTAGAACTCGTCAACAGCACATTCATCTTCTACCCTTACACCGGGATCTTTCACTGATTGGAGAAAACCATGAAAAAGCAGCCCGAAATCCTGAACGCGGTCATATACGCCAGATACTCATCCCACTCCCAGACGGAGCAGTCCATCGAAGGGCAGCTTCATGATGGATATGCGTTCGCGGAGAAATGCGGATATAAGGTGGTAGGGGAGTACATCGACCGCGCCCTGACCGGAACGAAGGATGACCGGCCAGAATTCCAGCGGATGATCAAGGATGCCGAAAAGAAGCAATTCCAGATCGTCATTGTTTGGAAACTGGACCGGTTCGCCAGGAATCGATACGACAGCGCCATCTACAAGCGTACACTGAAGAAATTTGATATCCGCGTCGTCTCGGTCATGGAGAATATCACTGACAGCCCGGAAGGGATCATCCTCGAGGGCCTGCTGGAAGCCATGGCTGAGTATTACTCCGCGAACCTTGCCGAAAACATCCGTCGCGGACAGCAGGAATCGGTAAAGAAGGGATGGTACTGTGGCGGCTCGATTCCTCTTGGATATCGCCTGCAGGATCACCGGCTCGTCGAAGATGAGCGGACTGCTCCGCTGGTGCGCGAGCTTTACCAGAGATACGGATCGGGAGAGAGCCTCGCGAGCATCGCTGCAGACTTTAACGCTCGCGGCTTCAGGACCAATCGCGGTCGGCCTTTCAAGACCAGCACCTTTGACAGGATCATTCCGAATGCCACATACATCGGTCAGTACACCTATGCCGGTCAGGTTGTGCCGGATCTGGCTGCACCGCTGATCGATCAGGAAACATACGACAGAGCTGTCCAGCGCCGGACTGCCAACCGCCGCGCTCCTGCAGCAAACCGGACACCTGTCAAGTTTATCCTGCAAGGGAAGCTGTTCTGCGGATATTGTGGGACAGCGATGTGCGGAGACTATGGGACCAGCAAATCCGGCGAGCGCCACAATTACTACTCATGCAGCGCGAGGAAACACCGGAAGAATGACTGCCGGAAGAAATCAGAAAAGAAGGATTTCCTCGAATGGTATGTCTGCGAGCAGACCGTCAAGTATGTCCTCGACCCTGACCGGATGGATCAGATCGCTGAAACCGTCGCGGACCTCTACAATTCCGAGATAGACGATTCAAAGGTCGCTGCTTTGGAGCGGACCGTTCAGCGACTTGACGATGAGCTGAACGCCCTGGTGGACAAGCTGATCCTCGTCCCGAAGGAATCAGCCGGTCGGATCGCGGACCGGATGAAGCAGCTGGAGCTGCAGCGCATCGAAGCCGAAACGGACCTGTCCAAGCTGCGGATTCAGCAGAATATCAGGATAACAAAAAAAGAGGTCGCCGCATGGCTGCAGACATTCGCCAGCGGTGACCTCTTCGACCCGGACACACGGATCAGGATCATTGATACCTTCATCAATTCGATATACTTATGGGATGACAAGATCGTGATCTTCTATAACATCAAAGAAGGGAAGCAGACCATCGGCATCGATCAGATCGGTGATCTGGATGAGAAAATAGAAAAAGCCGGTCAGGTCGATTGTTCGACTTTGACCGGCGATGGTGGAGCGATGCCCTCCAAAGTCGAACACTCAGCTCACGCCTTCATATTTATCCATGGTATGCTTGGTCTGGTTGTTTTCCGGCAACTGAAAACAACTGAAAACAACTGAAACAACTCAAACAACTGAAGTAAAGCCCAGAAGGGAAGTGCAGGCCCTCCTGGGCTTTTTACATCATTATACCTTGTCCGGTTTTTCCAGTTTCCTGAACGTGACCTCGTATGCTCCCATGGCAGCGAGCGCGACAATTACGGCATTCACTGCAGTAAGGACACCGCTCTGAACAGTCAGACTGCCGGTAAAAAGTGTGGCCAGCAGCAGGATGATCAGAGAGATCACGTACACGACGATCCTCGTCGGGATCTTCCAAACCTTATCCAGCGGCAGCTTCAGCAGCTGCACGATCAGCAGCGTCGCGACTGTCGCTCCGGCGATCGTCGCGAGGTACTCCCACGTGAACGGTTCGGTGGGCAGCTCGCCCTCCGCCATGGCCACGGAGCTGATCAGCATCAAAGCCATAAGCAGAACCAGACAGCAAAGTAGCTTCTTCATTCGGATATCCTCCTTTTTATTGATGCATGGGAACCAGCGGCAGCTGCCGCATTGATTTATAGGCATCGGTCACGGCCCCGTTTCCGTCCAGCTCGTGATATGCCTCATACATGGCAGCTATCGTATCGCGGACCGTTTCATCGCAATAGCCATCTATCATGGCCTGCTTGCAGTCCGCGAGGATCTGCCGTCTCAGCAGACTACGCATGCCGCTCTTCAGAGCCTCGGTCTCAGCCGCTGACTTCTTCGCCAGCGCTTCCCGTTCCTCGCGTTCACGTTTTACCTTGGAACCAAGATGCTTCACCACGACACCAAGCCCGGTGATGATCAGCCCAAAGACCCACTCGACCCAATACTTCACAATCCACTCAGGCATTCTAATTACCCCCTCAGTCCTAACCAGTCACCGACTGCGTCATATATTTTCTCAAGCTCTGCTCTTGGAACAGAAACCATATCATCCTCTTTCTGCAGGAATTCCTTCACAACCCATCCGTCCAGACCTTTATAGGTTACCTTCGCCCATTCCTGCATCTCATCCGTCACGTCCAGAATAGTCCCTTCCGGGATCTGATCCAGCCGCTCAGATTTCGTCGACGGCTGCTCTCTGAGATTCAATCCGCCACCGATGACCTTTGCTTTATACGGCACTACCTTTTCACCTCCTCCGCGCAAGATTCTATCTACGCTATCACCGTAACTGACCTCTCTCCAAAGGCCGATACGGTTCCAGCCGCCGTTGATGCTTTTCCCTTTGAAGGTACTCTCGCATACGCAGCCGTTCGTATACGATGAGTTGATAGCGCCTTTTCCGGTTCCGGTATAAATCCCGATGTGGCTGGCATTGCCGATGCCGTCCCCCTGGTACTTTCCCGGCTCCTTTCCGTCATGCTCCAGAATGAACAGAAACGCTCCGACCGGAATGCAGCCGAATTTAGCTTTGCATTCCTCTGGCGATCCGGTCCAGCCGTTCTGCATGACGTATCGATACCAGGTATTGCTTCCGGCAAGATCCTTCCGAATGCCGCAGTCAGCGAGACAGCGCTCAACGAATGCCTGACAGTCCATGACGGAGTATGGAGTCCCGAGGTACTTTGGACCGGCAGCTGCGATATCACGACCAGTCGCCATGATCATCACTCCTGTCATGCGTCGCGATCACAAGTGCGGCAGTACAGAATCCCGCGATTCCTCCGATAAAGAACCCGACTATAAAGCAGAGCATGCGTGACACCTCCATAAAAATAGGGGAGCCGGAGATCCGGCTTCCCTGATACTGGTTGAGTGATGGCGGCATCCCCTCCGATGGTTTCCCCGCTCCCGCCGATGCCGTCCCAGAGAGTGACTCCTGTTCGCTTGAGCTTCCCGGTTTGGCAAAGGACTGCTCCGACATCATCTTATTTTGTCCCGACGTAGTCCACAAGATTCTTCGCTGTCAACGTTACCCAATAGGCGACGATCCATGCCTGCATCGTATACCCGGCGATCAGGCCGGTGGCGACGATCGCGGCGATCACCGCCAGCACGATGATCAGGATCGCGCTGATTCGCGTTCCGTTCATTCATATCACCACAATATAATTATACCAATCGGTTCCAGGCATTTCTACCCATTTTCGGAAAATCT